ATAACTCATGACTGGAGTTCTTTCAATTACTAACTGAAAGAAATTGGTGGCAAGATAATTATTGTTTGGTATTAGCTCACTCATATTAGTATTTATAAAAAAACAACGAGGGTCCGAAGACCCTCGTTGCTTATTCTAATTAAGATCCTACGATCAAGATCAGACAGGTGCGTTACCGTGAAGGTTGGTAACAGCGAACAGACGGTAGTAGTAGTTACCACCGGCAGTCGAGTTAAATACACTTCCGGCTCCATCGTTACGAGCGAATGGGTTGTTGACCATTCCGTAACGAGTCTTGAACCCGATCTTGGGCTGGAAGGTATCTTGACCAACCGCACGTACCATCTGGAGTGGGACGTAGGGACAGTAGAACATACCAGCGTCGTATGGACTCGCACCCTTATACCCGACACAACAGAAATCAGTACCAGTTGTGCTGGAGTAAGGATCAATGTAGACTCTCATCTTACCGTTGAGAACACCTGCGAAGGTGTTACCAGTGTCATCAACATCAAGTTGAGTGTTGATTGCTGGTGAGATGTTAAGGAAGCCACCCATTGCGAGAGCACTTGCAACATCTGACGAGCAGATGATGAAGTTACCCTTACCACGGCGGGTTTCCTTGGCGATGACGTTAGCTTCACGTTCAATCTGGAACATAAGACCTCGGAAGCGTTCTGCGCTCCATCGACCGTCAGAGTCAGTGTTAAGGTCATACAGACCACCAACGGCACCGGCTTCGTTAACGGCACCTGCGAGATCATTGTTCTGGGCACCAAGTTCTGCATTGTAGTAGATAGTACGGACGAGTTCGCGGTTGATTTCAGAGAGGATCTCGGTGCTAAGAATATTAGCGAGTTCGGTCTCTGCATCAAGTCCGTGAACAGCCTTGAGATCCTGAGCAAGCTCAGTGGTGTACTCAGCCTTGAGGGCACGAGTTCTTGCTTCAACAGCAATACGCTCAATATTGAACGCCATCTGTTGGAAGTTTTGGTTACCACTTACACCAAGACCTTCAGCAGTACCAGTAAGCATTGCACGGAAGTTATCCGTGAATGGCGAAACAGACGCATTGTTACGGGGGTCCGCTGATTGGGTTGTACCAGTAAATCCACCAGTTCGACCAGTTGGGTTTACACCACCGGTTGCACTGAACGCTGCACCCGCTGCTTGATCACCAGCACCAGATGTAGTACCAGAGAAGAATGCGGCTGCTTCCTGATAGAGAGCTTCAGAACCAGCACCACCTTGACCGACACCAGCACCAGCAGTGTTCTGCTGAGTGTATCGGGCACGCATCGCGAAGATGAGTCCAGTGGGTGCGCTCATGGGCTGAACACCAGCAATGTCGTAAGCCATTAGGTTTGGCATAGCACGACGGACGAGGCTGATGAGGACGGGATCGTAACCAGCAATGTTACCTGCGTTACCAACCTGCGGATCCGAGAAGTTGCCACCCATGCTGTTGTTGGGTTGTTCTGCAAGAAATTGCTCCCTAAGAGCCTTTTCTTGGTTTTCTAGAAGGACAGAAGTGACCTTCTTTTTATACGAATCTTCGATTCGTGGTAATGCTTCGTGCTCTAGTAGGGGTTCCCACTTTTCGCAGAGAGCATCCATTGGTGTTGTGTTATCAAAATCCATTGTAGATTTCTCCTTTAAGGTTTATTTATTTCTCGTGTCTCATCTGGAATGCCAAGGTATCAACATAGTTGTCCATTGCACTACCATTTGAAATTTTTGGGTTAGTTGTTTCTTCGATTAGTTCCGCAGGTGATTGTTTCGGTACAGAATTAACGAAATATGATTCTTTAATTTGCTGTAATTTACCATCATATGATTCAACATTATCGAAAGATACCGATTCTGCTAATGAAGCAAATTTTTCAACTTCAGTATCAGCTAAATCAGTTGCATAGTGATTAAAGAGTTGAATTTTTGCATTTTCATTTAATCTGGTCTTCAGTTCAATGTTAGTCTCAATTTCTTCATTGAGTGATTCCTGAAGTCTTTCATTTGCTGCAAACAAATCATCAAGAACATCATATCGTTCTGCTGGAATATCTACGTAATGTGCTTCAAAGAGTGATTTAAGACCAGTAATAAATGACTCTGCAACGTCGGTTTTAATGCCGCGCTCAACAGCAAGTTCATTCTTACCCATCCATTCATCAACAACATAGTTTAAATACTCATCCATTTTTTCCGAAAGAACAGAAATTACTGATTGAACTTCTTCTTCGAGAACATTATCATATGAACTCTTAAGTTCTTCTGCAAGTTCGGTAATTTTGCTGTTTACAGCAGCTTCGTAGATCGTAGATGCTTTAGTCTTGAAATCTTCTGATAGTTCTTGACCATCAAACATAGCATCAAGGTGTTCAGCAACTTCCTCTGAACTGACTTGGGGTACATATACAGTACCGGGGTCATATGCTAACGCTTTAGCAGAGATGCTGGCTTGATTAGCCTGTGCAATATTATCGGGAATTACTTCGGTTCCTGCGTCATTGGGTGTGACCCCATCCGCAGACATTGAACCCCTTCCGGAGGCATCGCGATCTGCACCGCCACCGGCGTTCTGGTTAACAGACATAGGTGAAGCCTCTACAGCTCCGCCACCCTGTTCGTCTCTTTGTTCTTGCTGTTTGTTGTAGAGTTCTTCAGCCATTTTAGAAAGCTCCTTTGTGCCTAATTCGTAGTATGTATAAAAATCCTATAGTTTAGTAAGAAAATCCCTGAACGCATGAAGAGTTGTTTCTTCAAGTTGTCTTTTGGATGCCCTCTTTATATCTCTCTCATATTTAGCGATTTGCTGCTCCCGAAGAAGCCCATTATCCCAAATCCATTCTTTACCTTCTAGTATGCCATCAACGAAGGCATCTGGTGCAGATGGATCAGCAACAATATCAACCGCAGATAAAATGAAGTCATTTTGCACTTCATTGATTCCATTGTTTCGTTTTTTCAATGATCCCATTCCACGAGAAGAAACACCCAATCGTGCTCCTTCTTCTATGAGATTTTTTACAATTTTACCCATTGGGGTGTCTAAAATCTTGGCTTTTCCTGTGAAATTATTGCCTTCACAAACCAAGTCTTTAATGATATGAGAAACTTTATCTAAATTCACAGTTGGTCCTGATGGGTGATTGAGTTCCCCCATAGCACGATTTTTTTCAACGTACTCAGTGATATACTTTTCTATTGCAGGCGTAATGTGCTGAATTGGATAAACTCTACCATTTCTATTTTTTTGTTCTGCCTGCATAAAGATGCCATGGATATAATATTCTTTAATATCATTTTTATTTTCTACCAGATATTCCACATCTTCGACCATTTCTGTGATCAGTCTCATTATAGTTCCTCTTCCTCGGTTGTTTCTAATTCATCGAAGATTGTTGGTGATACCTCTTGGTATTTTGATCGAATTGAATTAGAAAGAATATCATTAAGATATCCCTCTGTTTCTAATTTTGCATCAATAAGATTATCATCGACTAAATGTCGAATTATATTTTCTGCTTTTTCTGACATCAATGTCTCCTTTCTAGGTTAGAACAAAACTTCATTGTTTCTTCAAAATATGTTTTTGTTCTCTTAATTCGATTTAATAATAATGATTGATTTTTTTCATTTAGATTATCAAACATCATTATAAATTTTTGTGAGTCGTTTGGCTTTAATGTAACCTCTGAACTATCTTCGAGTATTACATTGATATTGCTGTTTTGTTTAATTGATTCCTTTAGTACATAAATTATATTATTGTCTAGTTCCTCTGTTCGTTCATGTACTCTCGGTAATACCAAGTTTTGTACTTCTTTTGCCATATTTATGGCTTTTCTATCATCAATCTTTTGATCTAATAACGAATATAAATTTGTTTTAAATGTATCAAGTTCTTCGTGTAATAAATTAAAGATTAATGTTCTCGTTGTCATCCCTGTATACCTTCTGAATCCGTTTCGGGTGGCATCAATTGCTGATTTTGCATTTCATTTTGAATTTCTTGATCCATTTTTATTACATCTTCTTCAGTCATTCTTAAAATCTTTGTCTTTACATAGTTCAATGAGAAATACTGACCAATAAGAGGTTGTATCTGAGATATCATTTGCAACCTATTTGTTAATATTTCATTTTCTTTGAGTTCAGTGAAATATGAATCTCTGTTAAAGACCATTTCAATTTTTGGACTTATTTCATTCCAATCATCTTCCGTAAGAATACCCTTAAGAATACACTGAACACGAAGTGCATTTAAGAATAGATTGCCAAATCTATATCGAAGTCTTTCGATGTACTTATAAAATTTAACTTCATCTCTGGTAATTTCTGCGGCTCTCCCCATATTAAAACCATTATCTGCGACCATTCTTGTTATAGGAACATTCAGTGCATTATATACTTTTCGGAGAAGATATTCGACATCATCCATCTGACCAAGGTTCTGTCCCCCAGACAATGTACTGATTTCTGTGCCTCTACCACCTTCTCTACGAGGGAGCCAATAGTCCTCTAGCACGGACATGTGATTTCTACTATCCTGAATCTCTCCAGTGTTCTGATTATAAATCATTTTAGTTCTGTAGCGTTGCATGATTTCACGAAGATATTGCTCTGCTTTTTGTTTGGGTAGATTTCCCACATCGATATAAAATATTCTTCGTTCTGGAGCGCGAGAAATTCTATAAACAACCACAGCATCTTCAATTTGACGAAGCATGTTTACTGGTCTAATTGCTTTTTGTAAGTAACCAACAACACGTTTTGAATTGGCGTCAACTTGACCGGAGTTGACATATACCACAGAATCATTTGTTAATTTTACTCCGGCATTGGCTGTTGGATATGAAGTATCTTTATCTTTATTAATGTAAATGAAATACTCTTCAATTCCTTCAATGACGGAAGTAGTTTTTTGTGCTAAGTTATCTTTCTTTTTTATAATCTTTCGCACTTTTTTAATTTTAGTTGGATCTATAGGACGTAATTCTTGAATTCCCTTTAATGGCTCATCATTATCAATTACTATTTGATAATATAATTTAGAATCAACATACCATCTTCTGAAGATATCATACGCTTTTCTATGAAAATCAAGTAAACGAAGAACATAATCAAATTCATTGTATATCCTATTTTTAATATTGTCTGATAAATTTACACCATCTAAGCTAATTTTTACAGGTTTTCTATCTGAACCCATAACTATAGCATCAT